AACGACACGATTAACGACACGATTAACGACACGATTAACGACACGATTAACGACACGATTAACGACACGATTAACGACACGATTAACGACACGATTAACGACACGATTAACGACACGATTAACGACAACCAGTCGATGGACGAGATGGACGGAGATAGTGCCGCCCTTCCAGGGCTGGGTGGTGAGGTGGCGGGTGACCTGGGGTTTCGCTCCGCTCCACCCCAGGCTATGGAATGCCGTCCCTCCGGGACTGTGGATGGGCTGGATTCCGGCATGCGCCGGAATGACGGATACGTGGAGACTGGAGGCAAGGTAAAGCGTCAAGATGACGCTTCCACTATAAAGGCAAGGCCTACAGTGATAGAATATGTGCCTTACCACAAGATGGATGAGGCTCAGCTATATGCTCTGCTGTTGCAAGAGATAGACAGGCGGGTGCGGGGTGCTGCGAGCAAGACCGCTGAGTGGGCTTTGATCACCCGGGAATACAACCAGGGTGAGCTGGTTCCGGAGCTGAAGAAGCTGAAGGGACATAGAAGTGAGCGGGGACTGCGACATTGGTATCAGAAGTGGCAGGAGAGCGAGCAGGATATGTTCCAGCTGGTACATAAGAACAACTCGATGCTGCGGGGCAGGAAAGTGACGCAGTTTGAGCAGGACTATCTGCTGTATTTGTTGCTGCGAGACAGCAAGATATCAATCGGGAGCGCGATCACGGATCTGAAGGATGAGGCGCGGGAGAGCGGGCTGGAAAGCCCGAGCAGCGTGGCAACGCTAAAGCGGTGGTGCAATGACTGGGCAGCAGCACATCAGGCGGTGTGGGGTCAAGCCCGTCTGGGAGACAAGTGGGTGCATGACAACATAGTTCCGAGCATTTTACGCGACATGAGCGACATCAAGTTTGGCGACGTACTGATCGCAGACGGACATATAGTCAGCAACGACATCATCAATCCGGCGACGGGCAAGCCCGCCAGGCTGACACTAATCATGTTTTACGACTGGGCAAGCAGGTATCCGGTGGGCGCGAGCCTTGCCTATACAGAGGACAGCGTACACATATTGACGGCGCTAAGGAACGCGATCCTGCAACTGGGGTTTATCCCCAGGGCGGTATATCTGGATAACGGACGGGCGTTTAAGAGCAAGCTCTTCCACGAGAGAGCGGATGAACATGACCTGGAGAAGGAACTGGCGGGGATACTGCCGAGATTGGGCATTTACGCGCATTTTGCAACGCCTTACAATGGCCGGAGCAAGAACATAGAGAGATTTTTTAAGACGATGCAGGAGGAGTGGGAGCGGTTTATGCGGAGCTTCCGGGGTGCCAGCATTGCGGACAAGCCAGCGCATCTGATGCGTAACGAGAAATGGGCTAAGAAGATGTTTGAAGGCAAGCCGATGGGCTATGACGAGGCGCTGACGATGGCCTATGACTGGGTGAGAAACAAGTATGGCAACCGTCCACACTCCGGGCTGAAGGGGATGAGTCCCTACCAGGTGTTTGAGGAGAGTGAGCGACCAGCAGACCGGGAGATCAATGTGCGGGAGCTGGATATCTTGATGCTGAAGGCGGAGCGGACGAAGGTGCGCAAGGACGGTATAGTGCTGATGGGCAACAAATACTGGGATAACGCCATGATAGACTATGTGCTGCAGCCGGTGGTGATCCGCTATGACTACTGCGATTTGAACAGCATCCTGGTGTATGATATGCGCAGCCATCTGATCTGCGAGGCGGAGCTGAAAGAGAGCGTTCACGGCTTTGCTGTCTTGAGCGATAATCCATTGGCATATCACCAGGTGAAGGCCAAGATCAAAGAGCAGAAGCAGATGACAGGGCTGATCCAGAAAGTGGCAAAGATGACGATGCAGAAGAGCAAGGACGGCGTGGAGCGGGAACTGGCTAAGCACCAGGAGATAATAGACCAAAGGCATGCCGCTATAGAGGCGCACAATCCGCTATTTAAGAATCCTCCGATGAAGCCTAAAGTGGCGAAGCGGGTGGATGTGAATGACGAGGTGGCAGAGCTGGAGCGGATAGCGAGCGGAGCAGGTGAACCCTTGAGTACAGAGACGCAGAAGCACAGAGACGCAGAGGAGAGCGGAAAGAGTGAGAAGGTGATCTTGCTGGAGGATCTGCTGAGAGATGATGAAGGGGAATTGGCTGAGACGGTGAGTTTTAGCGAAATGCAGAAGATTATAGGGATAAAGAGATGAGCAGGGTTAATGAGTTAATGGTTAATGAGTTAATAAACTGGATTCCTGCCTTCGCAGGAATGACGGGAAAATAGAGAGGTACAAATGAAAGAAGGGAAATTAGCAAGACTGAGCAATGTGATCGCGGCCGACAGGTGCGTAGAGTATCTGCTGGCGCGTCCGAAGCTGGAGATGGTGGGCCTGGGGCTGATCTACGGGCATCCGGGACTGGGTAAGACGACTTACGCGCAGCGGATGGCGTATGGCAAGGGCTGGATTTATATGAGGCTGGAGAGCTATATGACACCGAAGACCTTTGCAGTGAGCCTGAAGCAGGTGATAATGCGTCATTTGGGGCTGGGGAACCACCCGGTGATGGGCAGTGCGGCAACAATCTATGAAGAGTGCATCGGGCTACTGCGGGAGCATCCGGAGATCGTGATCGTGATCGATGAGATCGACTACGCGTTCCGGAGCTATCAGCATGAGATATTGGGCGCGATCCGGGACATCGTGGATCAGACGCTGTGCGTAGTTATCCTGGTGGGTATGCAGAATGCGAAGGACAGGCTGTATCAGATAAACCGCTATTATTTCGACAGATGCGGTGTGTTCTGCGAATTCCAAAGCCCGACTAAGAAGGACATCGCGATTTTGATGGCCACGGTGATGGAAGTGGGCTTTGGGGAAGACCTGGTGGACTACATAGCCACGCGTAACCAGGGGACCCTAAGAGACACGATCAAGCTGATGCACAGTGTGGAGAGCGTGGCCAGGGTAAAGAAGCTGGAAAAGATCAGCGTAGCGGACTTGGAGGGGTAAGATGTGCAAGCATGAGCGTAAAGACAATCAAGCTAAACAGATAGCAAACAACTTCGTGGCGGTGTGCCGGATCCCCTTTGGAGAGAAGACTTTTGAAGAGATGACGGGGCTAACGGGGGGAGGCAAGTATATCCGGGAGTGGCTGGAAGATGGAAAGATCAGGGAGATCGAGGCGGGGATCTACATAGTGTGTGGCTGCTTTGGCCAGAGCATAACGAGTGTGGAACGAGACTGGAGGTTTACGGTAGAGGGAGCCTGGCTGGTGCAGGAGGCACTGCCGGAGAGTTCGCTGCGCAAGATTGGCGCTGCTATAGGGCGCAGCAGGCAATGGGTTTACAGGTATTTGGAGGCAATGGCGAGCGTTGGCGCGGTGGCCTGGGACGGGAGCAATTACGTGAATGTAATAGGCGCAGACGTTAGCAGGATAGGCTGCGAGATCGAGAAGGGGATTTTATCCCGGATGAAGCGGGAGGGGAAGGAAAAGTGGTTAATGAGTTAATGGTTAATGGGTTAATGGGGCTGGATTCCAGCCTTCCCACCCCAACAGCCAACAAGTTGTCTGTCGGGGACCCCGGTCGCAGGAATGACGAAGGAAATAGCTGGAATGACGGCCAGAGATGCAGAGAGCTGCGCAGGCTAATCCAGGCGCACCGGATCAAGCGGTTGGGGTGGAGTGACTATGTGTTTCATTACATTATGGAAGGGTTGGGCTTTGGGCGCTCATTAAAGGCGTTGGATGAGCAGCAGTTAGGCGCGTTGTGGGAGATCGTGAAGGGCTACCGGAAGAGCGGAAAGCCAGTGGAATTTGAATATGACAAGCAGGGGCGGTATATGCATGCATTGATGACTAAGGCGGGCTGGCCAGAGCATACCTTACGGGCGTATATGATGATCAACTTTAGCAAAACCCACTGGAATCTGCTGGATAAAGCCGAGCGGAGAAAGGTGATAGATCAACTCAAAGAATGTGTACAGGAGGTACAGAAATGACAGTAACGATCAATCTGGTGTATATCATAGCCGTGTGGCTGTATGCACTTGTAGTAACAGGCTTTTGGGTTTGCGCGCTGATCCGCAGCGGCAAGGACAGGCAGGACGGGATCATGGAGCAGGCTGCTATGGGCGCAGAGAGCAAGCAGATCCGGGAGAGAGCTAAAGAGCTGGAAGAGGAGAATGGGAAGCTGCGGAAAGAGATCGAAGCCCAAAAGGATGGGAAGCGGACACTGGCAGAGCAGTATATCAAGATCCAGAATGAATATGCCTGGTACCGGATGCTGGTGCGAGAGGCTGATCCCAAGGCACATGAAAGAGCGAGTGTGAGCATGTATCGGCAGAAAGGTGCCGCAGGATCGGCGTCCTGCGCTACGGAGGAGGCTCAGAATGGCTGAGATCACGAATGTAATCATCCACTGCAGCGACAGTGAATTTGGGACTGCCGCGGAGATCCGGCGGTGGCACCTGCAGAACGGCTGGGATGACATTGGCTATGACTGGGTGATATTGAACGGGCTATTGGTGCCGGAGACGAAGTGGCAGAAGAAGCTGTATATGGCTTGTATGGACGGGATGATCGAAGTGGGCCGGAAGGTGGACGGAGATAATATCCTGGTGGGCAAGGAAGTGGGCGCGCATACGCTGGGCTATAATGCCAAGAGCCTGGGAGTGTGCCTGATCGGAGTGAAGGACTTCACGCCTAAGCAGTTCTATAGCCTGGCTGTGCTGTGCCGGGAGATCGAGGTAATCTGGAAGGTTCCTGCAAATATGTTCCTGGGGCATTATGACGTGGCACGCAAGACTTGCCCGAACTTTGATGTGCAGCGGTTTATGAAGGACAGGGACGAGATCCTGAGCATAGCCCCAGGACACAGAGCTATCGACGTGAACCGTTACAGGCTGGCGGGAGGGTTCTGATGGACAGGATGGACATAATAGACGTAATGGACGGTGGAGTGCTGCGCAGGCTGGAATTTGTTCAGGATCGGGTGCACATGCGAGTCAGTAGGGCAGGTAAGAATGATATAACCTCTTCATTAAAGGCAGAGGTTGGAGATCAAGACGAGATAGTTCTTAGTTACTTCAATGATGGGACTCTGCTGGTATCCAGAAATCGTTACTATCCCGTAACCACATTTATGACAGTTCATTTAGCACGTCCCACTGAAGAGGGGAAGCGGAGGGCGGTAGCCTATGTGCTAAAGGCTATGAGTGAGCTGCTCCAGGATGAAGATGTGAATGAGGAGCTGGATATATGAGCGATCTGAATGATTACCCGGACATTGACCTGGCTACACGGAACATACTGAGCATGATAGAGATCGTAGTAATGGAGATGGGTGAGGCTGCCAAGAAAGCGGTGGAATATCCGCATTTGGCAAGGCCCTTCATGATGGACATGATAGACTTTAACAACAAGATGAAAGTATACAAAACAAAGGAGATACAAAGATGAGCACGATGGAAGTAAATGCACACATTAAGCAACACGTGGAGCAGATCCCGCAGGACAGCCTGGAAGCGGCGGGCAAGCTGCACAAGGACATCGAGAGCAAGTTTATCGAGATGGGGCAGGTATTTAGCCATATCAAAGCCACGAAGATCTTCAGGATGAAGGGCTATGAGAGCTTTAAGGACTGGGTGGAGCACGAGCACAACATGAGCGCGAAGATGGCGAACAAGCTGATCCGGCTGCAGCGGCTGTTTGTGGAAGAGATGGACATGGATGAAGAGACGCTGAAGGAGATCGGTTTTGACCGTTTGATGATGATTGCGCCGATGGTGGAGAAGGCGGACTGGGAGAAGCGGGACGAGCTGGTGGAGCAAGCCGGAGAGCTGCCGATTCCGCAACTGGCGGGAGAGCTGAAGAAAGCCAAGCTCGAGTCACAGAAAGACGCTCCGCAGGACTTGAAGAAGGTGCTGGTGGAGCAGTGGAAGGAACGCTTTCTTGCCGTCTTCAATTGCTCCTGGACTGAACTGCAGTTCAAGCTGGCTCTTCTCTTCAGCGGCACTACCGACGAGGCTCTGCTAACCATCAAAGCCCAGATCAATGATGCACAACGGCAATTTGAAACCCCGGAGGTGACAAATGCCGACAGGTAGACCTAAATGCCCTATATGCCAGGGAAAGGGCACTTTGACGGAAAACACGCGGGAGTATGAATTTATCACACGGGATCCGATCACGGCCAAGTGCATGATCTGCAATGGAGAGGGTTGGCTGAACCCCAGCACGAGGCTACCGAACGGGAAGAGAGTGTTTGAGGTGTTCCGGAAGGATAATGGAACGCAGAAGACGGGATCTACCGGATCAGCAGGATCGAAAGAAGTCATGGATTCCAGCCTCCGCTGGAATGACAAAAATGGTAAGCGGTTGAACGTGAGCAAGAAGGCGGTGGTGAATCCGGAGACGGTGGATACCGGGGTGGGATATGCGCCAGGCGTGGACGATATGGACAAAATGGAAGGGATGGACAAGCCCGGGGCGGAGAGACCGAAGGAGCATTATGAGGCGCCGATGTTCCTGGAGATGGCATTGAATCCGAGGCTGAACAAGGTGCTGGCCAGTGGCAAAGAGTTCCTGATCGTGACCGAGACAGAGCCGTATTACCTGGATGTTTACCGGATGATCCGCAAGCAGGAGAAGAAGCAAGGCACCTGGACGCAGCAGGATGAGGAGCGGTATGTGGAGGTATTGGAGGAAGGCTATGATTCTTTAATGCTGGATTCCAGCCTGCGCTGGAATGACGGGCGGTTGGAACCGAGGCGCAGAGCATCAGAAAGCATTAACACGAATAAGGAGGTTAGCAATGGCTAAGACGATAAAGAACGGCAAGACGGTGTATTGGATCGATGGCGAGGGAGTAGAGACTCCGGAGAAGTACATCGATAAGAGCCTGAAAGATCGGGATGCATTTGTGAGCAAGCAAGTGGCGAAGGCGCGGCAGATGCATATGCTGATCAGCAACTTCAAGAAGCAGATGGAAGCTGACCTGGCGAGGTTCCTGGAGATGAGCGCGCAGCGGGAAGGCGAGGAATGGATTGGCGGGACAACGCTGTGGAACTTCAGCATGGATGAGAGCATCACGATCAAGGTGGCCAAGAAGTGGACCTTTGACGAGAAGCTGCAGATCGCCAAGCAGAAGATTGACCGGGTAATCGCTAACCGCAGTGAAGGCAGTGATGACCTGATCGTAGCGCTGGTGAACCGGGCTTTCAAGGTGGACAGCAAGGGCGAAGTGGACGCCAAGCAGATGATCGGACTGAGGCAGCTGAAGGTGGATGATGAGCTGTGGAATGAGGCGATGGAGCTGATCGCGGACAGCCAGAAGGTGCAGAGCACGAAGACCTACTTTTACTTCCAAGAGGCTGGGGCTGACGGGAAGATGGTGAGCATCGTGCTGGACTTTGCGGCGCTGTAAAAAAGTGATGAGGTGATGGAGTGATGAAGTGATGGAGATAAAAGAGCTGTGGCAGATGGCAAAAGAACTGGTGGGTGAGGAGGAACTCACCCGCCGGTTCCGGGCGTGGATCGGGACATTGATCCGCAATGCGCGATTAAAGCGCGAGAAATGCGATTCTACGGCACTGGAGGCTCAGGATACCCTTATCATACTAACTGACCTGAATGAGCGCACCAAGAGCCGTTTTCAGGCGACTGACAAGGCAACGCATTTGATAGTCACTTTGCTGAAGAAGGGATACTGTGTGGATGACTTCAGAAAAGTGCATGAGGTGAAATGCGGGCAGTGGCAGGGGAATGATAAGATGGAGCACTGCCTGAGACCGAGTACCTTGTATGCGCCGAGCCATTTTGATGAGTACCTGGCAGAGTGGTGGAAGCAGGACAGGGAGCGGAAGGAACTGCAGCAGAAGCGGCAACAGGCGCTGGATTCCCGCCTTCGCGGGAATGACAAAGAGGGGCGCGGGAATGACAAGGAGGGGACAGTGAATGGAGTGCAGCGGGCGGAGCGGGATGCGAAGGTGAAGGAACTGAACGCAAAGAAGTGGAATGAGCATGCGAGCTGGCTGGACTTTATGCGGTGGACGATCCAGTTTCCGGACGCGGAGAGCCTGGAGGCGTATCCGATGCCGGAGCGGGTGCGGAAGATGCGCAAGGCACCGGGGATGATGATGCAGATTGCCACGGGCAAGGTGGCGGAATGGGCAGAGGTGGAATACAGAGAATTGAAGCAGGAGGCGGAGCATGGTAAGAACTGACAGGTACTACAGGCCGGATGAGGTGGCGGAGCTGCTGAGCGTGGACAAGGGTACTGTGTACCGGATGATCAAAGACATAGAAGATCCTCTCCCGGCAATAAGGCTGACCGGAGACCGACATTTGAGAATTCCAGGGCAAGAGCTGAGTGATTGGCTGGAGCGGAGACGGGTGAATCCGGAGGATATATGATGGACTGAATGGACGAAATGGACAGGATAAAGCCCGGCTGATGCCGGGTTTTTTTGTAACTCCTGCCTACTCCTGCCTACTTGTGCCACAGTATTTTTGACAAAACGCAGAAAGTGTGGCGTAAGCAGGCAGGTGCGTTTGACAGGGTAAGGGTATGTGGCACATTGACGCGCATGAGTAACAGCAAAGCTTTTAGAGAAAAAAAAGAGATGGCGTTTGAGGCGTTCATCAGCGGCAAGACGAGTCCGAAGGAATTGGCGGAATTGGTGGGCTGCAGTCCGGTGACGATCGGTAAGTGGATCGCTGCGGGGAAGTGGGACAAGATCGAGGGTGAAGAGCGGAAGCTGAACCGGAAGATCACGGTGGCAAGGCGGAAGGCGCTGCTGACGGCATTGGAAGAATATGCGAAGGATCCCAAGAATACTGCCTTGCAATCCCTGGTGAGCATACTGCGGCAGGAGATGAAGCGTGAGGAGCCTGCCAAAGAGCTTTGTGACTACATAGTGAAGTTTTTGGATCAGGTGACAGACTTTATGATTGAGAAGGGATATGAGGGGATGCTGAAGCAGTTTCAAGCTATTGTGATGGATCTGGCTGAGTATTTGAGAGTGAGGAACGGATGAGAGATTTTATACAGATCCCGACATGTACCTCCGAACGTCCCGGTGGCGATTCCCTTGCCACCGGGCACATTTTTCCCTACCGGCCCTCTCAAAGCCCCGGCGGACATTCTCCGCTCGGGGCTGCCTTTTTGGATTCCGCAGGATCGGCGTCCTGCGCTACGGAGTAAAGAAAGTGGAAGATAGTTTAATTAAGATATTTTTTGTGTTATTCGGGCTGTATGCAGGTGTGATGAGCTGGCTGTTTAAGACGGCTTGGAATGACGTGCAGCGTTTGAAGCAAGAACTCAGCGAGATCAGAACCAAATGCACAAAATGCCAGGCAGGTACGCTGGAGAGCATCCGGGAGCTGATTGACGAGCGTTTTGACAAGTTTATGATCACTGTGGAGCAGAAGATCGAGCAGGGCTTCACTAAGATCGAGCTGAGCTGGGTGAATGATGGGCGGATCAGTCCCAAGAAGCAAAAGAAGGACCAATGAAAGCTAAAACAATCCAGGCATTTGCAGGGGACAGTATATTGCTGCAGGTAGCGGTTTATGATGACCGGAGCCAGGTATTTGACCTGGAGGTGAATAAAATCCAGACGGCGCGGTTTGAGGTTCCTGCCTTGAGCATAGCCGTGGATGGTGAGATGAGTGGGAACGTGGCCAGCTTTACGGTTGAATCGGACAAAACCACGGCTGGCAGCTATCCCTACTATGTGCTTTTGATCGGGGATCAGCTGAAGTTTACCGTGGCATATGGCGTGCTGCAGGTGATGAGCCTGGCGGAATGAGCATGATAGGAATTCGCGGAGAAGCGGGGCTGAAGATGAATGTAAGCGCAGGTATATACTTGCGTGGCATAGCACTGAATGCGAGGCAGACAATAGCGCAGAGCAGCGGGCTGGATATCAGGGTAGCCCAGGAGAGCGGGTATATCATCGCGGACGCGAGCGGCGTGGTGGGATTTAATCCGCTGAACCCAGGACAACGAGATCCCGGAGCCAGGCTGGTGCGGGATGCGGACGGAAGAATAGGAGACGAACAATGAAGAGACTTTTCATCATATCAATCATGATCACGATGCTGTTTATGACGGCAATACAGGCACAAACTTACTACAATCTGCGCTATAGTTGGGAGCAGATAGACGATGCTATTGCTGCAGTGCGGGATACGTTTCCGGGGCTGATCGCGAGCAAGCTGGACAATGAGGTGAGCCATTTGGAGCTTCCTGAGAATCCGGGGGTGCCGATCCTGGTGAATCTATCCGTGTGGGGCTCTCCCCTGGACACGGAACATGGCTATATATTTGCGGTGGACAGCGTGAGTGTCTTACGCGTGGCGGCACACACTACAGATGGAGAAGATACAGACAGCTACAGCGTAACGATAGGCGCAAGCGAACCAGATCCGGATTATACGCTAACGGTGGCGGGGCCAGCGATAGCCAGCCGTTGGGACGTAGCAGGCGCGGACTTTGCGGAGTACTTTGAAGCGGGAGAAGAGCTGGGGCTGGGCGTGGCAGTGGTGTTTGACGAAGTGGGCCGGGTGCGAGCTGCCAAGGACGGAGAGAAACCATTTGGGATAGTCTCTGCCGGAGCGGGCTTTATCGGGAACTCAGGAAGGCCAGCGCTGCCTATACAGACAACTGCTTTGGGCGATACGATTTATCAAGAAGTGCAATACGTGCAGGTGACACGAGAGGCGCGGTTTCCAATGATGAAAAGCGTTACGAGTTGGGTACCTGCAGGGCGACTAACTGAGATACCCAAGGACGCGGTGACTGAGATTAGGCGCGAGCCAATCGCCAATCCTGACTATGGCAAAGCGTATATCCCTCATCGTAAGAACCCGGCGATGGTATTGGTGGGTTTGGTGGGTCAACTGCCACTAAAGAAGGGACAGCCTACGCATCCCAATTGGTTCAAGATCAAAGAATTGGACAAGGACACAGAGCTATGGCTCGTAAAATAATCCTCGCTGCGTTCCTGCTGGTGGTGGCAATCCTGCCATCGGCGATCCTGCTGGTGAAGCCGGAGAGTCCGGGAGCGCTGCCTTTGCGTATGCCGGGTGGTGGAATGCCTGTAAGACCTCCCTTCCCCGCACCAAAGAACGTGAGCATCTCGCTAATCCCTGACCAGTACAGTCCGGATTCGATCCGGGTGAGCTGGGATCCCGTTCCTGGAGCGAGGGATTACCGGGTATATACCGCTGTGGCGGTGAGAGACAGCAGCGTTTATGTGCCATTTTGTGAGCCAGTACTGGATCAGAGTGGCAACATGATCTGGCAGTACAAATACAGTTTCCATCCTACTTATGGAGATCCGTACACTATCAACTACAATACGGGAGCCGGCTATTTACCGGAGATGTGGGGCAAGCTGGTGACAGGTGGATGGACGCAGGATAGCGGGACATTGAATGGCACTACCTGGACGAGGGCTTATGAGGGCGAGCGGGACAGATTTTTCTATGTGGTGGCGGTGAGATAGATGGCTAAATTTATCCAGCGGCAGCAAAAGGAATTACGCGAGATAGCGGCAAAGACGCCGCAGGTGCGTCCTTTTGCGGGAGACACGCCGCGGGATAAAGAGGAGCGGATCAGGCGGGCCAGTGGAGAGGGTTGGGATAGTTTTCAGTATTTTTGCAAGACCTATTTTCCGCATGTGTTTACGAAGGAATTTGCGGGGCAGCACCGGGAGATGTTTGAAGAGACTGAGGCTGCCAGCGGAGTGATCGGGATCACGGGATTCCGCGGACTGGGCAAGACAGTGCTAATGGGCGTGGTGTACCCGCTGTGGCAGATCGTGAAGGGTTGCCAGTATGTGATCCATACAGCCGCAGATACGGACCTGGCAATGGAACGGACGGCATTTACCCTGAACGAACTGAAAGAGAACAGACGGCTGCTGATGGACTTTCCGGAGCTGCAGGTGATCGAGGGCGAGAAAGAGAATTTTTATCTGAAGAACAGGTGCCGGATCAGAGCACGTTCAATCAAGCAGAGCCACCGCGGGACGTTTAATGACAAGAATATGAAGCGTCCGGGGATAATTGTTTGTGACGATATAGACAAGGAAGAGAACGTTGGCAGCCAGACCATAGGCAAGCGGAAGATGGATAAGATCACCCAGGAATTGGCGGGGGCATTGGACCCCAGTGAGCCGGGCAAGGTGATCTGGCTGGGTAACCTGGTGCATCCGAACTATGCCATCTGCCAGTATATGGAGCTGATAATAGGCGAAATACGAGCCGATAATCCTGAACTTGAGCTTGGATACCAAAAAGTAATTAAAACGTCACAACGGGCACTTTTGCGCTATTCCCTGGAGAATCCTGACGGGACATCTACCTGGGCGGAGCAATATCCGGATGAGATCTTGCCGGAGCTGAAGAAGCGGTATGGTAATAGCGGGTACCAGCGGGAGATGCTGGGGCAGCCTGTGATCGAAGGGAACATATTCAAAAATGACTGGTTTAAGCGGTACCGGGCTCTTCCGGAAGCCAGCAAGATGAAGCGTGTCTGGTTATACGCTGATCCTGCTTGGGGAGAGAAGGGCTGTTATAAAGCCGTTATATCTGTAGGATACGACGGCAGCCGCTTTTATGTGATAAATGTATGGGTACGGCAGACGGAGAATACAAAGTTCTTCCGGTACTACTATGACGCTTACCAAGAGCTTGATAGGACATACCGGGTGAAGATGCGGGCAGCCTGTGAAACGACTTACGGACAGGCGCGAATCCTGGCAGACTTTGACAGGTGGGCTACTGACAACCACTTGCCTCCCATAAGCCACAGAATCAAGCGGATCGATAACAAGGAGAACAAAGCCTTGCGCATCGAGCGGACAGAGACGATCATCGAGACGGCCAAGGTGCTGTTTCCGGAGGGGCAGGATATGCCTACGCTGGTGAGCCAGTTCCTCACCTATCCGGATGGGTATGTGGATGGTCCTGATGCGCTGGCTGGGTGTTTGGAGCGGTTTAGTGAGTATGACATTGGGCGGAACCGGGTGAAAGTGCGGAGGATGAGTTGGTGAGCTATTTTGACCGGATGATGCTGGAATATTACCAGGTGCTGAACAATGCCTGGAGAAAAGAGATCAAAGAGGCTGCCAGGACAGCAATCGGGCTCTTGAGCGAGATGCCTAAAGCTGAGCGTATGGACAGATCCAAGGTGGATATGCTGCTGGAGGTGATCAACCAGAACTTGGGTGATGACTTTATGATGGCGGTGAGCAGCGAGACGAAGGCATACGTGGAGCGTAGCCTGCGCCTGGGTATCCAGGACGTGAAGACCAGCGCGAAAGCCAGGATCAGCATCGGGCTGTGGGGAATCAAAGACCAGGCACTTTCCGCCCAAGTGCAGAAGCAGAACCTATTCTGGATTGGGCAGCACTTTGGCGCGGATATCAGTGATGACTTCCGGGAGACTATGACCAAAGCGATAGAGCAGGGCTATACGAAGGAGATGCTGGCAGACGCTCTGAAAGATACTTTTAGCGATTTGGGCGAGAAGGGAAGCGTTTACTGGCAGGGCTTGGCGGAGCATACGGCTCTCCGGATCCGCGAGTTTGGACGGCTGTCCGGATACGAGAAGGCAGGGGCGCAAGGATACCGGCTGGTGAACCCGATGGACTCCAGGACGAGCGAGATCTGCTACGCGCTGGTGAGCCAGAACCTGGTGTATCCGCTGGACGTGGCTTTGGAAGTGCGGGATAATCTGATGGCAATAGATGTGAACGCAGAGGGGCTGGAAGAGGCGAGAGAGCAGATCAAGGCGCTGGCACCGTGGGTGAAAGAGAGCCAGATCGAGCGTGATAGCGATGGCAATCCTACAGGGGTGAGCGGGGCGCATACGCCGTTTCCGCCGTTTCATTGGAAATGCCGGACGCAGACGGAGATAGTGGTCTAATGATGAACGGATTAGTAATTAGCAGATTAGCGGATGAAGTGGTTAATGAGTTAATGGTTAATGGGTTAATGGGTCTGGATTCCAGCCTGCGCTGGAATGACGGAAAGGAGACTCGATGAAAGCAATTCCTGTAGAAGTGAAGGATGTGATCACGATACTGAATCTGCCTGGTGACATGGCGGAGAATCCGATATTTAGCGAGCATGAGGCGCTGGTGCTGAAACGGCTGGCTGAGATATGCCTGGATGATGACTATAACGATGCTGCAGGTGATGATCTGGAAGCGGGAGACGCGGTATATGTGGCGTTCCGCTATGGCTATGCTTTCCTTCTGCTGGAGAGTGTGGCGGAATTCCTTAACCTCAAGACCCTGGGTGAGGGAATCGTGAAGAGCATTGGACTGGATTCATCTGCTACTGAGCTGCTCACGGGGGCTGAGATAGAAGAATTTAAGGGCAAGCTGGAGACCCGGGCACTATCGCTGCTGAAGGCATATCTAAATGAAGATGGGCTGGCCAGGCTGTATGAACTAAAGCCGAGACCTGCGAGATTGATGCGGGTTGGAGTAATCTGATGGATGAGCTGATGGCTGAGATCTACCGGGCTATATTCAATGCCCTGGAGAGCAAGATGCATCTGATCGGCTCTGTGATCGATGGCGAAGCCAGGCGGGAGATCCTGGAGAAAGAGATCTATGACAAGGGTGATTTCTACGCGAATGCCGGATATGTGGTGGGAGTGCGTTGTTACGGGATGACCCTGAGAGTGGGCAGCAACGTGAAGCATGAGCCATTTGTGCTGGGTGGCAAGACGCCAAGCTGGACACCGATAAAGCCACTAATCGCCTGGGTGGAGCGCAAGGGCTTATCCTGGGCGGATAAGAAGACAGGCAGAGCGCTGAAGGTGGAGCAGATGGCTTACATGATCCGGAGCAAGATCAGACGCGAGGGCATCGCCGCCAGGAACGTGTATGAGACGGTGCTGCAGAACAAAGAAGCCTGGATATATGAGCAGTTTAACAGCATAGAGGTAAGGATATGACGGGACTTGAAAAGTTTGGAAATGAGCGGGCTGGCATCCGGCAGGCATTGATGGATGCCGGGATAGCGCAGGTGATGTATAACAAAGACGATATACCCAAGGATCTGCCTGCAGCGATAGTGATTTTGGACGGCGAGACGGGCAGGAATGGCACGGCACGGCGTTATGTGGATACGGAGATAGCCTGGACAGTGTATTTGATCGTGAATGCCAGTAAAGCCGACGATCCTGATGCGGATCTTTATGCACTTAAAGAGAAATTCCGAGAGAAGTACCAAGCTGCGATGTACCGGGATATTCCGGAGATAGAGTATTATACAAGCCGGGTCGATGGCGCGAGACTGGTGCGGGTGGCGCGGCTGGCACTGCTCCGATCCGGAACGGGAGCAGGATCATGAAAGTGACTACTATAGGCGGAACACGGGTTTTGATTAGTGGCGTGAGTGAGCTGATCGAAAAGCAATACCGGGCAGAGAAACCGGACTTGGGTAAGATGAGCCGGGTGGGTAAGCAGATTGTGAGTAAGGCTGCAGAGACCAAGAAGGTGGTTAGTGCGCCATACAGCATGAGCAAGCTGCTGAATTTGCTGGATACGGATGAGTATCACAGCGGCTGTATTGATGCCCTGAGCATGGCCACGGTGATGAAATGCGAGTGCAAGAACAGCCAGGTAAAGAGCTGGATGGAAGCGGCGGAGTTTCCCGCTTGTGAAGATCAGAGCACTATTTTGGCTGAGATGATAAAGTTTTATCTGGCATGTGGTAACGGATTTTTGATCAAGATGCGCAATGCCAAAAGAGAGTGGATGGGGCTGGAGCGGATGCTGCCGAGTGAGGTGCAGATCGTGGAGAACTATGACGAGTACAACTTCTTTAGGCCGAACTACATCCAGGTGGTGAACAACGTAAAGAAAGACTTTGCCTATGCTGACGTGATCCACATGAAGAAGAGCACTCACAGATCCAATGCCTGGGGGCTGGCTTGCCTGCCGATAGCCATTAACATTGAGATTTTGGGCGAGATCAAGACCTTTGATTATAACAACTTCAAGAACGGGCTGATGGCGGATTACTTCATGATCGTGGAAGGCGGGACACTGAGAGACGGCACCGTAACGGATGAAGCCGGGAATGAAGTGCTGAGCGATGCTTACAGCGAGATTGAGAAGGCACTCATGGAAGTGAAAGGCAATGCCAAGAGCCACTCCACAGTGTTGATCGAGAGCGAAAGCAAGGACGTAAAGATACGGCTGGAGCCGCTGAGACAGCAGGATAAGGATGGGGGCTTCCTGAGCCTGAAGAAAGACCTGAGAGAAGGGATCATGGCATATCACCGGGTTCCGGCGCGGATCGTGAGCCAGCTTATTCCGGGGCAACTGGGCGGGGATAACAGCAGTGATATGAAGATGTTTTACTACTTTGTGGTGAAGCCGCTGCAGAAACGCCTGGCACTGAGCCTGGCGATAGAATTCAACTATGAATTTGGCTGGAACGTCAATCCCGATGACTTTGAGTTTGGGGATTTGACAGAAACACTCAAAACCGAAGATGAGAAGCTTTTTACCGGGCTTCGGAACAACTAAAAGGAGATCTCTATGAGACTATTTCCCAGAGGAAGGCGCATTCAAAAGGCAGCGCTGCGCAACGTGGACGTGGACCTTATCAGTCTGCTGTTTGACGATGTGAAGCCTGCCAACATGAAGGGCGCGATCGTGAAGAGCGCGGACGGCAAGCAGGGTAATATCCTGGGTGCCACTGCGAAATTCAAGAGCGAGACAGTGGGCAGCGAAGGCTTGCTGTATGTGACAGTGATGGAACCGGATGTGGTGGACGCGCAAGGCGATACCTACACAGCCGAAGAGGTGAAGAAAGCTGCCTACCGCTTCGCCAAAAAAGGTCTGGTAGGCAAGAACGATGTGAATCACAACTATCAACCCGTCCCGGAGTTTGTCGTAGCAGAGAGCTATATCCTGAAGGCCGAAGACAAAGAGCACTTTCCCAATACCAAGGTGGGAGCCTGGGTGTGCGTAATGAAGTGCGAAGACCTTTCATCCGAGCTGTGGCAGAAGGTGCAAAAAGGCAAATTTAACGGTGTTAGCATCGCTGGATTTGCTGAAGAGGGCGGTAACAGCAACGCAGGCTTGGTAGCTGAGCTGAAGAGCCAGATGGAAGCGATCCGCAAGGCTTTGGGTGAGCAGCCCAATGACGACAGCAAGAAGGCCCTGGACTTGCTGCAGAAGAGAATTAACGAGCTGGAGAAGGCAGACGGACAGTCTGAGACCACTCAGCTCATCAAAGCATTCACAAACGAAATCAAGGAGCTTTCCATGCAGATCAGCAAGGCAATAAGCAGCAGTGTGAAGGGAGAGCCGGGGGAAGCGAATGACCGTGAAGTGATGATCGATGGCACCAAGGTGGTGGTGAAATCGACCCACCGCGAGATCTACAAGGGGATCGCGGAAGTGGACGGCGGAAAAGCCATGAACATCCTGACACCGAACACCACCAGTTTGTTTATCGACGAGGTGATCGGCAGCCAGCCTGGTGACACTTTGGCCGATATCACAGTGGTACCGCTGCTGAAGGATGAAACCATCGATGCAGGCGTGATCAATGACCTGGTATTTACCAATTCCCTGGATGAAGCCGCTGCAGCTCAGGCTGTGGGCAGCGCAAGCATTACCTGCACCACGGGCATCCTGAATGCCGAATTTACCCTGGGCAGAGACGTGGTGGAATTTTACAAGGATAAGTACGGCGAAGATGCTTTTGGCGCTTATGTGGAGCAGCATATTGCCCGCAAAGCCGAGAAAGCGCTGCGCCTCTTGCTTTTCCGTGGTGACAGAACTGCCGCCGCGGGGCCTTACAAGGCTCTGAACGGCATCATCAAACAGGCTACAACTGCCGGGGCTGTGACCACTCTGGACGCAGAGACCCTGGTGAACTGGGACGAGAGATTTGAAGGGGCTTTACTGGCCTTTGCCGATGGCATGCTGGAAGAGCAGGAGAACTTCAAATTCTACGTATCCCACAAAGACCTGGTGCGGATTAGAGCCGAGCTTGCCAGACGCCAGACCGTTGCCGGAGACCGCCTTTTGCTGGAAGGCGGAAACGTGTCTTTTGCCGGAATTCCCGTAAAGCCGAGGCTGATGCCTGATAACTACATAATCGCGGGACTGCCCAAGTTCATCATCCTGGGCTACCGCACTGACGCCGAACTGAAGGTGGAGCACCACGGCAGCGACTGGAAGTATCACTGGTACATCCGCGTACGCCCGGGTATCACCTACGTGGACGGCTTTGTAAAAGTCTTCAACATCAACTAAAGGAGGTGAATTATGAAGACCAAGACTATCATCCTGATTATCGTTACCGCGATGCTACTGGTGGGGATCGTGGCGGCACTCTCCGCTCAGACCCTGCCTGTGGATTCCAGAAAGAAAGAGATGCAGTTTCACCGGAGTTTTGAGTGCCTGCGCTATGCCGCTGCCGCGGATACAACCTGGCGCCGGATCACGATTCCGGACGGGACAGTGGAAGTGCAGATACTACCCGTTACGGGCGCGATCGGCGTGCGTCCGGACTCCCTCTATACCAACAATAAGTTCGTGGATATAGCTGCCGGAGTTCCACTAAAACTACCTGTTTACCGCACGACCAAGATCTATGTGCGCCGGACAGCAGCCGGAACCGCCAGTGTAGCCAACGTGCTATTCCTGAAGATGTAGGGGGTGTACAATGATGGATTTCATCGCACATAACAGCTCCTTTATCCTGGGGATAGTTGCTTCAATCGTATTATGGGCACTTGGCAAGCTGGGGATCAAGAACATCGATAAGAGCCAGATCACAGCGATTCTGACGATTATCCTGGATATTATTCAGGATATCAAGACCGATCCTGAGACCAAGGACTTGGATGACTACAGCAAGAAACAACTGGCTGTGAAGCGCGTGGAACTGGCTTTGCCGATTAAGAAAAAGAACCTGATACAGAAGGTTTTTGGCAGTATCGGCGCGGCTATCGAATATGTGTTTCACAACAAGAAAGAGCTCTCCAAGCTGCCTAAAACGGCGAAGGTGGTGATATAATGGCATTGACAGCACCGACATTCCCTTCTGGCACCGTGGCTACCGACCTGCTGTTTAGCGCGCTGGTGGATACCATGATCGCGGACAATGTTTACTTTGGCCTGGGTGAGTACACCTCTGCTGAAGTGGGCACGAAATACGCGACTAAGACCGCGATGGCCACCGAGATCAGCACCTTCCTGAAACCGCTGGGTGAACTGGCTGAGAAGCCGGGAAAAGCCGACAGCAAGATCAGTAAGCTGAAGAGCCGTAACTATCAGATCCCGGGGAAGCGCACCAGCACGGTGGAGCTGACCCTGAACGGACTGAGCATGAAACAGAAGGATTATTTGGAGAGCTCCGCTTTTAGCGGGGTGGTGACCACAATCCTGCTGACCAACCGGGAACAGGACAGATATACCATATTCAACGG